GAGGGATGAGATAATCGATTTGATCGAGAAGTCTTCTTGGACTTCCGACCAACACGTTTAGTGATCTGGCGGAACGAATTATTCGTTTGGGTTCCCCCTGTGGGGAAACCAAGTGCATTCGCAGCTTGTCGACCAACTGTCGAAACTGCACTCATAAGATTCTGACGAATCTGAGGATTCTGTTGCAAATAGGATAGCATGCTCGCTACTGCGGCAACGTTATTTGATGGCCTTACTGTTAAGGCTCTTGTCATATTGGGATAAAGATTTGTAATGTATAAAACATTCAGTAACCATAAAGGGTACCGGATCATTACGCTGGTGAATGGCTAGTTCCCTGATCTCTTGTTTCAGGCTACAGCCCTACTAACCACGGCATTCACAAATCTTGGTATTGGTAACCTCAACTACGGATGGTACTCACCTTGTACCCATCCACGCCTTTGTGTCCCCCAATTATGGAATTGAGATATGACACTCTCTGGAAGAACATCATGTGTCTTACATGATCGGAGGTATCTCCTCCATCGTCTCCAGATGAAGACCTTTGCCGCCGAATTCGACGATGGTTTTGTAAACCATCTGACAATAGGCATTAGGCGATTCTCGAATCCTCCTCCCCTGCTGTACGGATCAGGTACGACCAGCTTTCTTTGACTTCTAAAGTCAAAGTAGCTTCTGGCTAACGGTCCTGGTGTGGTAAGCTCAGCAAAGTTCAGGTTTAACCTAAACATTGCACGTGATGTGATCTTTTGACACTGAGAGGTAATTCTACTGTATTCAGTAGTTCTACCTTGTCTGTAGTCAAAGGAGCCACTCAAGTGAGCTGCCATCCAGATACGTTGCTGTCGTGTATATTTAAAACCAGCGGGCGGGGTGACACCCAAACAACCAACCTCTTTAGGACCATACAAAGAACCCGGAAAGTTTTCCAAGTGCTTCTTATAGCGCTTTGTAAAGAGTTTAAGGCCACGGGCACGCATTGCGTCGTCGTGTAGGGTCTTTTCAAATCGATCCCACAGAGCCGTAAGGCTCTCTAGGGGAAGAATCTCTCTACCCGTCCGATCGTCAACTGAGAGTAGGCTTGAGGAGTTAAGTAGTCCCACATTGGGGACCATAACTCTCACAAGTCTCTTCTCTTCTTTCGACCAGATGAAGTATTGGGAGTTAATCATCCAAAACTTATTTGAATAATAATTCTTACCGAGTGAAAACTTTAGACCTACACACTGGGTCACATACTTCCATCGTTTATACTGTTTAGGGGTAGCTATACAAGCGACATCGTCACCATTAATACGGAATTGGCTCGTCGGCCCAAGGGCCAAACGAGTTGCTGCCGCATTTATGAGACAGAGAAGAGGAAATGACAGGATATTACCCATCATTTGGCCTCGAAGGACAGGTATATCATCTTGTCCCTTTATTCTCACGTCAAGGTTACAGAAG